GTTACGGCCCCGCCGTTGTCTGATCCAGTGGCTCCGCCGCCGGATGCCCCGCTCCCATCGACAAGAAACGGGTATTTCTCTTTCAGGTGGGTCAGGATTTTCTCCTGATCGACCTGCACACCGCCAAGTTCAAAAATGACACTGCCATCTTCGTTATACTTAGCGTACTGTGAAGCCTTTTCCTGAAGAAGCTCACCACGAGCAGTGTCGCGGGTCAGCTCTGATGCCAGCTTGAGGGAAGTGTTGTTGATTTCCTGCTGCTTGATGCGATTCTGGAACTCTTCAAACTTCTCCTGAAGCTCTTTCTTGCTGCTCTGCTCCCGCTCGTAAAGTTCGCGGAACTGCTCCTTCTCCTTTAGTCGCTCTTCTTCCTGAGCCTTCTGCTGCTCTTCTAGCTCTTTTGCCTTCTGAGCCGCAGACTTCTTCTCTCCGAGCAACTCTTCAACCTTGTTTTTGAGACCAGATACCTGCTCGTCTACAAGTTTCTGGACTTCTTCTTCGGTGTAAGTCTTCTTCTGCTCTTCTGTCTGGTTGGTTTCGGCTTCGGTGTTGGTTTGATCTTCTGCCATTTTGTAGCCCCTAGCTATACATTCAGCGGGTTCTCTGAACCCTTGTTACAGATTTGCTTGTTGCCAAGCGGTTGGATACTTCTGTCGAAGTTCGGTGAGACTCATCTGTGCGCCAGATGGGTCGATAAAATCGTTTGGACTTAGTCCGCCGTAATCGAAGAGGCGACGCTTCTCTGGCCCGTTGGTAAACTTCCCGAAGAACTCCTCTCGGAACTCTACCGGCTGCTGCCTCAACCAAGACGTAAACGTCGTCCTTGGTGATACGGTTTGTCGATCTCCGGCCAATCCTGTCGCTGTTCGGTTGCCCCGGAACCGCTCTGATACGAACTCAGGCTTAATAATCGGGACACGAATGGATCGGCAGTTATAGTGCAGAGGAGGCTGTGGGCCTTCATTCTCTGCGAAGACTTCGCCGTCTAGCCCCGCACACCGCAATGTTGTTCTGGAGTCTAGGACTGCGACGTATCGTTCGTTCTGAACAAGTGCCTCGTTTGCCCTTGCAAACAGCCCTCGGCTAACATTAGCGGCGTGGTTGACCATTGTTGCGACTACTGCGCGTGATTGGTTGGTCATCCTGTTGCCGACCTTCTGGTCGACTTGCCGTGTCAACGTATCTGTCGGAGTCTTTGCGATGAATCCTGTTGAGACTGTGTTCTTAACGTCTTGGACGTTTTGCAAGAACTGCCGGTCGACTGCTTGGTTAAAGGTTACGCTGTCGACTAGGCTGCCTGTAATCAAAAGCCCTGCTGCGACTGTCATCACCTCTCCGGTGATTGTCTCTTCTGGTACAGGATTGACGGTCTCGTCTGTTACTTGCTCAAAAGTCTGCTTCTGGAACTCTGCCTCGTCTTGAGCAAACTCTATGACACGCTGCCGCAGGGTCTGGTCGAAGGCGGACTTGCCTTCGTCAAAAGCGTCCTGAATGTCTCTGAGCAGTGAACTGAGTTCCCCTCGCCTAAGTTCGCTGTCAGCGTCTCTGAGCCGAGTTTTGATTCTGTCCGATACATTGGCAAGGATCGGCCTGATCTCTTCCCAGATGCCGTTTGAGAGCCTCTGAATCATAATCTGACGCCGAGTGTTAGCGTCAACTAAGAAGGCTTCGGCTGTCATGGATTAGAGAAGCGGGTTGCCAGCGTTTTCTGCGTCGATGTCCTCGTCGGACATATCCTCTGGGATGTGGACACGGCCCTTGCGGATGGACTCGCGCTGGGCGCGTCGTGAGATAACGCCTACGTCGCCTAGCTGGATGAGTGCCATCATTTCTTGGCTGTCCAGCTCTTCTTCCCAGAAGCGGGTGTTCAGTCGGTAATAAATGTCCCGAGGATCAATCCCCGCGAACAAGGCTGCATCACGAAGAGCCTCTGTGATCCCTTCTGACAAGTTATTGACTACTTGGTCAAGGGCAGATGCTTCGGCTGATGCGTTGATGCGTGCCGCCTCGGCAGTCTCGTTTGCACCGCCCCGCTGAACGATGCGAGCGCCAATACCAATCATCTCCTGCTCTTTGTTCTCTTTAAGACGGAAAAGAAGGCCGCGCTCTTCGGGCTGCACAAGTTCTACCTTGCCGCCCTGAGTAACAATGCCTTGACGGCTTCCAAGCTGGACGCCGTTCGGGTTCTGCTCGGCAAACTGTTCTGGCGGTGTGTCGCCAGTGTCAAGGTGCAAAGTAGGCTGGCCTGTGATAAAGCCTGCCTCTTCAAGGTCTGCCGTGTTACGGTAGTGTGCGATGTTGACTACCGCTAGATCGTAAAGTGGCGCGTGGTCAATGTCCGGGTTGTTATTCTCTGAACCGATGATATGCAGGGGGATGTGGTCAAAAGCCTCCCCGCCTGCCATACGCGGTACAACCTCGTCGGTCATGGGTTGCCCGCCATCATCGTACACTTGGTGCGTGTAAACACCGTCTCTTAGTCGAAGAACCCGGTAGTTCTTGACCACATCGTGCTGGAACTCGTTTTTCTCGTCGTGGACGAGTTCAACCAGCACCGCCAAACTCAACACTCGACGCCCGTGGTATAGTTCATAACGCCAGTTAATCAAAGCCTCAGCTTCGTAACTGACGATAAGAGGGCGTGCGCCGATGTTCTGCTCTGTCTCGTAATCAATGCTGTCGTCGACTGTTGGGTAGTCAACGAGAAAGATGTGACGCCCGGTATCCAGAATAGAGCCAAGCGCGTTCTTCGCGCTCTGGATTAGCTGGGTGCCGCTGCCGTCAGCGTTAGACAGCATGAAACGCATTTCCTCTGGCATGGTAACCATCGGATCACGGCGAAACACCATACCGGAAAGGGCGCTTCGGGTGCGGCCCGTGACGCCCATAAAGTAAGCCCGATCAAGGTAGCGTTTGTAACGCTCTTCGTCCCGCGGCACAAACTGCGGCAGATACCGCTCGGGGACTCGCTTGATCGCTTGTTCGCCCTCGACGGCATCCCGCACTAGCCGCCACTTGGGGGCGTGAATCTGGTAATCTGGGTGTAGTGTCTTGACTGACATTCAGTACCTTCTTAGATAGCGAATCCGATCCGAACGTCTGCTACCGGCTTAGTGATCGGCTTCTCGTAAGCGATGGCGTAGCCTGCCGCGTCGTTCAAGTGATCGTGGCCCGACTGCTTGTCGGGTTCTCCGTTCTTATCGTAAGCCTGCTGTTCCAGACTCGTTACAAACTCAGGGCAAGCCCGAGCGTTTACCTTCATCGTCCCGTTCTCAAGTGCCGCGTTCATGCTGTTGATTCGGTCTTTAACAACGGGGTTCTTCTTCGGTGCCCTGATCTGAAACCCGGCTTGGCGCAGGATCGCTAAGTCCGATTGCGAGGCGTTGACTGTTTTGCGGCTACGTCCCGAAGCGTCTGGGTAGACAATGATGGTATGACCGTCGTAGCGCGATTTGATCGCTTCCACCATGTTCTTAGTGTCGTAAAGATCGACGAGTTCGTCGACTGCGTGGAGCGTTTCGCCTCTGCGAACAAATACGACAGCAGCCATTTTTCCGACGTTGAAGTCCATACCCACATAAAGCCGCTCTCCACCAAAAATACGCTCACTGGAATCACACAAGGCGCGGTCAAACGCTGAATAGATTGTACCCGAGGTAAGGTTGACAAAACGCCCTTCGATATAGGCATCGGCGAGAGCTTCTGGGTAAGAGTCTCGCAGAGATTGGATATAACCTTCCGGCAGGTACGGGTTTGTGTAAGAGGGTGCTTGAACGATTCCGTAGTCTTCGTTGGCGTTCTTAACCCAGCGCCAGTGAGCAAACTTGAATCCTTCGGGCGTTGTGTACGCGCTTGCTTGGTTGTAAGGATTCTTCAGTCTTGGCGGCTTTTCTCGGTTACGGCCTATGACGCGGTTCCAAGCGGTTTCTGCCTGCTTCTGCGGCAACGTGTCGATTTCGTCGACGTGCGCGGTGTAAGACTCGTAACCAACGATACGATCCGGGTTATCCAAAGACCGCATCAAGAAGTCTCCCCAGTTCGGGCTGGAGACGTAGATTGCGTTGTCTTGTTTGTTGTACTTGTGGTTGACCCCGAGACCGTCCAACTTCTCTACAAGCCTTGGGGCTGTGATGAGTCTGACTAGATCGTTGGTTGGGGCGTAGCAAGCAATGGTTGCGCCGGGAGCGCTTGCAGCGTCAATCAGGGCTGCGTAGACCATCGCTTCGGACTTTCCTGCGCCGTACCCGGCACAAAACAAGCGATAGCGTTTGTCAAGCGTAAGAAACTCAGCTTGTGGTGCTGTCGCTTGAATGTTCAGATTCATGTCCGATTTGCTTCTTCTTCGGTCCGTCTTCGCCTATGACTTCGATCTCAACCCGGTTGACGGGGCTGGTGCCGTCTTCCGAGGAGAACTCGACCTGTTGCTTGTCTGACCAGTTAGCCTGTGCCTTCAACCAGAAAATCTGAGCGGTTACGTCCCCGTTCATGGCCCGGTCAAACAACTTCCCTGCCACCGAGGCGTTAGCCTTGGACCTGCCGAAGTTAAGCTCTTCCTTGTAGTGCTTCTTGAGTGTCTTAACACCGACCCCAAGAAGTTTGGCGATGTCGGTAACGGTTGTGCCGACTGCAACGTGCATCAAGACGGTCTGGCGTGTGACTTCGTTTGGCTCGTGGCCCGGACGCCCTCGCTTGGTAAACTTCATGGCGTCCTTTCGACCTTTGGGGCGACCCCGCTTCGGACGAGGTGCGGGCAGGTAGTCTCCGCTCAGAGCGCCTTCTACGTCCTGGATTACTTCGGGACCAAAGATCGGCTTCCCGGTACCCTCTTCTACTTCCGCCGACGCCTCATCTCCATTCACCGTCTCCGACGGTTCATCTGCCTCATCGAGTTCATCGTCCGACGAGGGGAGCGGTTGTTGAAGTTCTTGGCCTTCGTCCCCTTCGTTCCGTACTTGCGAGCCATAGCCGCTCTCCAGATTGTTATTCTCGTTATCGTTCATATCTATTCTCGGCCCTGCCTCGAATAAGCCCTAGGTCTCCAAGCAGGTGGGTTCTAGGACTAGCGTGTGTTTCTTGGCCCCCAGGTAGAACTCGTAGGAGATCGGGGGTCCGTGATCCCCGGGCGAGACATCGCAGACCGCGATCACTGCTTCGCCCGAGCGTAGTTCGGTGTAGGAGCAAGCCGTGGGGTCTTGGCTACAAGCCGCTAGAGCTGCTGCCATTAGAATCTCTGCCATAACCTTACTCCTATTCTTCTACCCTATGATAACACAACTAGAACCCCTTGTCAACCCCTTTCCCGAAAATAAATTAACGAGGAGGAATCGGGTGGGTCTTATCTGGCCAACTCAGATACACTTGTGGCCTCTCTGATACCATACTTGGTATGATAAAGTGTAAATAATAGTAGATATAAATAGATAAGTAGATATTAGTAAATATATAGTTAGTAGATAATATCTCTTAAGTATATCTACACTTTATTATACCATACA